TGATGTTATATATTAAAACATTCGCTAATTAGTCTTTGATTAATTCTGTTGGCGTCACATCGTGGCGAACCACATCCGATGTACCGATTACACGGTATTCTTCACAAAAATAAGAATGATTGTCTGTTTCAAATGTATTCGTTTTAATCTCTAATTCACTTTTTTTCATTGGGCCAACAGTGGTATCAATAATTGCTTCAACAGTTTCAGTTGCTTCAACGGTTTCAGTTGCTTCAACGGTATCAATAATTGCTTCAACAGTTTCAGTTGCTTCAACGGTTTCAGTTGCTTCAACGGTTTCAGTTGCTTCAACGGTTTCAGTTGCTTCAACGGTTTCAGCCTTTTTTGCAATTGGCCGTTTATTATTTCGTTTTTTATTACTATATGCCATAAAAATCTCCTTTTTTTGATTATTTATAACCAGCATCCAGAAACACAACAGCATGATTTGTCAAAATCCATACGGTTCTTAGAAAAATTCAGTGCTGTTAAAATCCAGGTTGTTCGTTTCATCATCTATCGCTTGTTCGAAATCTGTACCATCATCGAATGCACACACTGTTAGCATATCAGCTAGGTTCAACGGTTCGTCCTCCGTAACCACATCGCTATATAGTGTTTTAATCAGAAGTTTCATATCTTCAAAATTTTTAGTATTACAAAAAGGCACAAAAACCATAGCTAATGACATAATCAAATCATCGTGTTTACCGGAATCAGCTTGGTATTTACCGTTTAATAGTATAAATTGCATGAATTCACTTATTGTCGGCCCATCATTAATCACAAGTTTATCGTTTTCGATAAACAGCTTCATTGTTTGAAGAATCTGACGTCTTGTTTTTGATGTTGTTCTAAATCCAGGGTACGTTTTCCGCTTATTTAATGTTTTATCGAAATGAATGTTGTCGTAATCATAATCTTGATATAATTGGTCTGCGATTGATTGTCCGGCACCTTCATTGTTTTCAATAATTAAATATGGTTTGTTATAAAATAAAGCGTATTCATAAATAAACTCAGGCATTAACAAATAATCGATTTGTAATTTCGCGGTTGCGACTTGCACCATCTCAAAATCAGTAATATCAACAATTTGCATCGCGAATGAATCGTTGCCATCTTTCGCTGCGTCAATCGTCATTATATATTTACGGTGCTCTTCCGGGTACTTATAAATGTTTAATTTGCCATCTCGAATTTCTTCACAAACCGCTGGTACCATATTCTTTAATTTTTCTGCGCTAATCAACGTATTTGAAGAACCTAAAAACTCACAGTTGTGGTTAAGTACACCGTTTGCATAGTACGTGTGGTCGTTTGTCTCAAGTACATCATAAGTTCTAGATTTGCCTTCGATAATGTCAATTGTTTCGATGTTGCGTTTCTTTGTCTCGAGTACATCACCGATTTTAATATTTTTAGCTAGAACCTCTTTGTTGTTAATAACAAATCGGTGATTCGTTGTTACTTCGATATTTGTACCGTTTGATAAAATAAACTTCAATGTATCGTTATAACCTGTATCAATAATTCCATCAAACTTCGAATACCCGTGTTTTGTTAAAATGCTGTATCTGTTTTGTACTTCGTGTTTGTCTCCGTTCGTTTTTTGGGAATTAAGTGCTCGTTCAAATTCTTCTATTTCGGTATCATAGTATTCGTTAATACGGTTATCATAAATGTTTATAGCACTTGTACCAGTTACGCAACCATAATTCTGATTAAAGTAAATCATTCCATGTTTTTTAACAATACCATTCTTAAACTCATCATTAGACATCAAACTACCGTCAGATTTATATCTAGGAACATCTTTCCAATCTACTTCAAATACTTTGAATCCGTTTGAATCTTCTCTTGCGCCTTTTACGAGTTCATAAAAATGGTTCATTCCTTTTGACGTACTTAAAATGATATTCTTTTTCCAAGACAAACCAGACTGAGATGGGAAAATCGAATCAGCAAATTCTTTCCAAACGTTTGGATTAATAAATGCACATTCATCTATAACTAGACAATTATGGTGAACAACGTTCCCAGAGATATACTCATGTTTTCCATCGACATGCACCGGATCATAATATTTTGTTTTTTCATGGTCACACGTAATCTTTGTAATGACATGTTCACCAATTTTTTGACCCGTTTGTAATGTGTTTGCTTGCACGAATTTTGTGTCATCGATGCGTATTAAATGTTCATTCGTACATTTAGTTGTCCCACCGGTATGTTCAATAACTAAACCTGTACTGATTGATTCTTTAATACCAACGAAATCTTTATATCCATCAGGTGTTTCAATTAAGTACCGACTATTGATTTTCATACAATACTTTCCTTATTTCACTTAAATCATCGCATGACAAATGAAAATATTCCGTGTATCCATCAACCATGTCATTGGCATCATCAAATATAACGCGTTGTGACGAAAATCGATGGTGAAGAGTTTTTTCGAGCTTTGTTAATCCATTGGTGATAAATGTACATATTGTTATAGTTAGGTCCGGTACATGTTTTTTAAGATCCGTTAGTCTGGTTATCGGGTTTTGAGATATACCAATTTTGTATGATTTTGTATCTTCACTTCTTAGTACATATAAAAAACCAGAATTGTAGCTGCTACCGCCGGCACAAGTGTTTAAATTTATTGAATGTTCTTTATAAAATTTTTCACCATATCGCGTCATGTTAATGCACGTTGTTCGACAACAAGTGTTTGTGTAACCAACCCCATGACTTTTAAATTTTTTGCGAGATTTACAATGCGGACATAATATGTCATTTTCAGATAATCGTTGAATAAATATATATATTCTTTCTTTTGCCGATAAATCACGTATATGTTTTGTGAAGTTTAATATGTTAATGTAATAGTCAGCGACACGTTTGTTCGTTAAATTTAGTCTGTCTAATGGTATTTTTTTTAAACGCTCAATAATTTGTTTATCTGTTAAATTTGGTTCTTTGAATGAGTTGTTATAATCCATTTGACACCGTTGTGAACAAAATAAACGGTATCCTTGATTAAAATTAATAAACGATGTTAACGCCTCACAGTTTTTGCATTTTGGCGGTTTTTTTAAATTATGCGTAATTAAATACCGCATTTCGTTAAAACCGCTTGGTTCAAAATCAAACAATTTCTTCGCATTTTCAAAAAATAAATTATAATTTTTTGTACCGATGTTAATATTTCTTTGTTTTGTGTTTAATAAAAAATCGTGTGCGCTAGTATAATAAGTCACATTGTTATCATCAAATAAGAATAACTTTAAAAAATCAATAAATTTTATCGGATACGTTTCATTATACTTTTTATATTTAGTAAATAAAAAATTATGCCATTCTGGGTTTACATTTTGCCAGAACCTTTCACGAGACACGTTTGCATTATATGGTGGATTTAATATGTTATTATCGGTTATAAACTGTTTTATATCATTTTTCATGTTTCTAAACCTTATCGCATGTTTCATACAATTCTGCAAAAGTAATTGTTTTATATTTTTTATCTATCTTATCATATACGTTGACTTCAGAATTTCCAGAAAGACAAGAAATCGTAAATCCCCTGAAAGCGTCCTGAGTTGGGACGTCTGTTAATATCCTAGTCATCGATTCACTTTCGATTGAGCCTTTATTCCACGTTGTAGTACCTTGTTGCATCCATATAGGTAATTCAGAAAACATGTTTTTAACGTTTGCTAAAAATTCTCGAGCCATTGGGCCCTTATTCGCAACAATACCAATGTTAATGTCTTTATTAAAATTGTATAAATGCGTTAAATATATACCAGTGGAAATTGTTTTGCCTGAATTGTGACTCAAAACACCATTACTGTAATAAACTTCTTCAGTAGAATCAATGGAAATATCGAACATTGATTCTTCAACGTTCAAATCTTCAACGCTTTTAACACTTGAGTTGCCATACACGGTTTGAAGTACTGCATTACCGGAGTTACATGCGTAATGTTCGTTTCCGCATTCGTCAATCACTACATGGTTATGCGCGCACTCAAGTACCAAACCATTTGCTAGAGAAACTTTGCATTTTTTATATGGTACAGTTTTATGGACTTCGAGAATTTCTACATATCCAGTTGGCGTTCTTATTTTTCTGCCATTACCAGGGTAAGATTCAATAAATTTTCTTGTTGTTAATTTAGACAGTTTCTGAAGTTTCATAAAATCCTTCATTACTATTCATCACTATTCATCACCAAATGTTTTATTGATATTACAGTTTGTAAGTGCACTATTATCGTTCTTGCATTCATTAAATAAATCCTCGAATGTCATCGTTGCTTGCGTATCGTCTTTAATAATATCTAACATGGTTGCACCTGTACAGCATTGGCGACCCATCAGACCAATTACGCCTTCGTTTTCGTCTGGAACCATATCATTAATGAAATCATCTTGATACGGACGAAGGTCAGGAAAATTCACGCCTTGTCTTGTTTTGATTTTTATATAATTTTCTTTAAAGTAATGAATGTCATTCTTGCATTTTCTCATTTCGTCAATATGAATGTCTGCCATGTCTATTTTAGTAAACCGTTTCTTCAATAACCGATTGCCGTTGCACGAAATCCTGTTACCAAACGCATCCAAATAGTACTGTTCTTCATCTTTTTCTATATCTAAAATTTCAAGTGCTAACTTCTTCCCACTGTTCCCGTATGAACGAATCTTTGACAACAACTCCGACGATATTAACGATTTGTCTGTTTTAAGTTCTTCTATTACATCTTTAGTAAAAATGTCTGATAACTTCTTTTCTGTCTGTTTTGTCATAAATGTTCACTAACTCGCTAATTAAATTATTGTTTAAATTATTTATATACTACGCACATAAATATACAATAACACGTAAATAATTAAAACAACACAAGTTATAATTACTAAAATGTAACACAGGAGGTACCATGATTAAAGTGTTTGCAACGTCAGACCACCACTTTTTTCACCGATAACGAAACATAATTAAATATGCAAATAGACCATTTGATATAAATGATGTGAATTGTGTTAAAGATAATGCCAAACTAATGATTGAAAGACATAACGAAGTCATATCAGATGACGATTACGTGCTAATCGTTGGTGATCTGTCTGCTGGCTTGAGAAACCGGTATGACATGTTTAAACAAATCATCGGTGCGTTAAACGGTAAAAAAATATTGATTAAAGGAAACCATGATCATTGCGATGACGAATTCTATATTAATGCTGGGTTCATCGCGGTTACTGAATACTTAAAAATCGGAAATACGTTCGTATGTCATTATCCATGTCATAAAGATAAATGGTCCAAAGGTAGAGAACCTTGGTTGATTAATCAATTAAAGAAAACGAATTGTACAAATATAATTCATGGGCATATTCATAATAAAAGTCCTGACACGTACAACGATAATTACAATAGAATGAACGTGTGTGTCGACTACGAACCTAATAATTTTTACCCACAAGAGTTACATGGCATTGAAATTATTGATTATTTTAAACGGTACTCGGGTGAAGATTTTAGTTGACATAGCGATTGTATTAGTATATAATTATCGTATTGAAACATTAGAGACTGAAGGAGAAAGATATGGTACTGATTAACAAGATTATTAAAAAGATTGATGAGTGTATGAATGACAGCGTTATTAAATTGTTGAATAATGGAAAGATATAATATGAAAACTATTAAAAATGTATTTGATAACTTTATAATGAGTACTCAAGGAACCGGCGTTATCACAGTCCTTGACTTTAATGCAAAGTTTTACACGTTTCGGGTTAATGAAGATTTCAACATAGATATGAACGGCAACTTCCCAGAGTACTATAAAGATGAAATCGTCACTGCTGAAATTAATAACAGTTGACAAACCCGTTCTATTAGTATATAATTATCGTATTGAAACATTAGAGACTGAAGGAGATATTAAAATGAAAAAATCAAACATGATCCGTAATTCAAACAGGAATTCAAAGAATTGCACATGCAAACCAGTATTTGATGAATTGCATTGGGAATGGAACCATAAATCTGATTGCAATTGCATTAATAATCCTGATACATTTGACGAATTTGATGCTGAAGAACAAACTCGCAAAGATTTTGAAAGCAATCGCCGTACTGTGTTGTTTCACATTAATAACGGAACTTCTTATAGATGTGACCAATCAATGATTATGAAATACGCACCAGAAGAATATGCCGCAAGCATCGCATAATTATCAAAAGGAGTTAAGCATTCAAAATTTCAAATTGAACGAAGAAACTAGGAAAGAACTTATTCGTCGTGAAGACGAAATCCGTGCAAAAGCAGAAACTCGAATATATATTAAAGAATCACAAATTGAAGAAATGGAAGATGTTATTGACGAAGAAGAACGTGAAATTGAACGGATTCGCGATGAAGCAGGTAAACAAATCAAAGCATTATACGACGAATATACAGGAGATTTAAAATGAAATATGTATTAATTATTTATGCGGTAACTTTTTTAATCACGTTAACTGCTTTCGGCATTAACATCAAAAAATTAACAGAGTGCGATTTCGAATCACCATATAAATGTGAAATTATTCATGGCATTGGGTTATTCCCACCATTTTCGTTGTTTACTGTATGGTACAAGAGTGAAAACAAATAAAATAATTTCAGGCGCAAACTATGAATAATCAACAAACAATAAAGAACTTATTCGTCGTAAAGACGTAATTCTTTCAGAATTGTCAACACGGATTTATATAAAAGAATCACAAATTGAAGAAATGGAAGATGTGATTGACGAAACTCGCCGTGAAGTTGAGCTACTCAGGAATGAAGCATACGAACGTATCAATGAATTGTACAACCTCGGGAGACAGGAATGAATGTGTTCAATAATTTGACGCGTGTTTAAACCTTGGCGAAACAATACCGATGAAACTACCGTAATAATTGCTACAATGCTGTTTTTTGCTTTTATAGTTTTGCCAATTGTGCTACTGTTACTGTATGGATTTATTTTTGTGATGGTTACTTACACTTTTGGGCTTTGGTGCTTGGTATTATTATTGTTTTGTGTTTTGCTTGTGTTTCTATATAAACAAGCAAAACGAATGTACAACCTCGGAAAAACTAACAATCAGTGATTTGAAAACATACAACAAACGTTAACTCAAAGGATATTTAAAATGAAGTTCTTTCAAAATATTAAAGCTGGTTTAAAGCCATGGTCGTATAATCATATTGAATTAGTTGCAGGGTTAATATCTACATTAATTTTATGTACAATATTCACAATCTTATATTTATCCATTAATTATGTGTTTGTTCGATACGCATTTGGTTCGTTGGGAATGTGCGTAATACTTTGGTTCACGTCCAAACAGATTAAGGAAATTTACGAATTAGGACAACCAGAAATGAAACCATGTAAAGATTGTAACTTCTGTCAAGAACTATCGACCATACCTGAGTGTTCACACCCGAGCGCTTCGCATATAACAGCTGACGTCGTTTATGGTATAACCAGCACAAGACGTGATTTTTGCGCAATTCAACGAGCTAATGACGATTTCATATCCGCTTTAATTACAAGCGAGTGCTTAACAAGGGGTAGAAATTTTGAAGCAAAATAACGAACACGATAAACGCAATAAACATAATTCAAAATTTTGCAGAGATTGCAAATTCTTTAAACACATTAACGGTCAAAATTTGTGCAAATGTCATAAAACAACAACTAGTGTACTCAATCAGGTAACCGGCGAAGTCGAATATTCCCACATGTTATGTGAAGACTCAAGAACTGGCGATGATTTCATACTGCGATTGTTTACCAATTGTTGCTTAGAAAGCGCAAGAAACTTTGAACGAAAGATATAAATAACAACAAATTAGAATTATCAGGAGATGACTTATCGGTGGAAATGTAACAGCAACTAACAAGCGCACTGGCGAAACAGCCAGAGCAGAAAAGATCGATTTGCGAGCAATTGGCCGGCAAGAGTTCGTTAAAACATTTGTAGCAATCTTTAAGAAGATGAACAAATCATTTGAATCAAAGTATCATAGAAAGATTTGGGTCGATGAGAAGATTCTCGCAAACGGTATTGCGTTTAATGGCAGTACATCATTTATCATGAATCCAGATTATTCAGATTCTGATATTATTAAGTACAAACCATCAGCCGGCGATTTGGACATTACTGTGGAAGAATCATTAAAAGATGATATGTGGGATTACTTAGACTCGATTGAAGGCCAAGAGATTATTCCTGGCGCGACTTATTTCGGTTCAAACAAACACACTAAATCATCTATTGGTGACCAAATCAATTCTGTTATTGTTGTTCATTTTGAGAATGGAACTGTTGCATATTGTCAAGTTGATTTTGAGTTTTTACCATTTGAGGATTCCCATCCAACAGCATGGGCAAAATTCAGTCATAGCTCATCATTTGAAGATGCACGTGCCGGTGTAAAAGCCGTAAACCATAAATTCTTAATCCGCGCTTTAGTTGGCGGTGCGTCAGTTCGAGATGATATTGTTATCGCTACTGGTAAAAGCACACCTGAAAAAATCACGTTATCAAAATCAAAAGTACACGCATTACCGCGAATGTTGAAGTTTTCAGTTGTCCGTGGAATCCGAATTGCATATGAACCAATGTTTGACCACGATGGCAATGTTATCACAATTGACGGCAAACAAGTATATAAAGAAATTCCTAGTAAAAACAGTTCTTTCGAAACTGTAATTGAAAACATTTATAAACTAGCATTCGGTAGATTGGATTCTCATCCTAAAGACATTAAGAAATTTGATTCATTCGTTGGTGTATTGGATTTAATGAAAGAATATTTAACGAAATCTCAGATTAAGGATACTCATGACCGTTATATAGAATTATTGTGGGGAACAAAAGGTGCCCGTGGTCAGGAACTCGAAGTAGACAATGCTGAATTGGATTTCCAAGTTAAAAATGCTGGGTACCAACGTTTTATTAAAGAATTCGGGTTGCCAGATAAATCAGAAAAACAAGTCAACGAATACTACGCGAAATATGGTCAACGCGGCCGTGTACGTGAGTCGTTTAGGTCATTATTGGAATCATACGGATTTTAATTAATGCGTAAATGGATTAAACAATACATTCGTTCGATTTTGATGGAATTGTTAGATGAGCCGAATTTCAAACCAAAATTTAAAGAAATTAAGACTTATCGCGTCATTCAGTCAAAATCACCATATTCCATTATTGGTAATGTTGAAGTTACATCATTTGCATTTGTTGTAGATTATGTCGACCCACGCGATTCGTCAGCAATATCCAAACGGCACGCATTTAAATCGTTAGGCGAATTGCGAGATTGTTTGTATCATTTTAATTCTGAGTACGATCATTATAATGGTGTAACATTTGTTATCGAATATAATCATTGTATGGGTTCACAACGTTCATCTGATATAATCGTGAACAGTTTAAATCATGCTGTTTATGAAAGTTCGCAGTTGAACAAAATTATTAAGCCATTGGTTTCCTGGATGGATAAACATCCAGAACTGTTAATTTAAGGAGTTCATATGAACGAAGGCAAAGGCATTTAATAACCGTTGAATTATGCAAACACATATAAACGGCTGTATGATAAAGCTGCGGCACGCGGCAAATATAAATTGCAGTCTGAAATGGAATTTCATCATTTTGTACCGAAATCATTATATTATTCTAAATACAAACGACAAATTATGAATGTTCTCGGTATCTATTTCAAAAACAAACACGATGAGATGAATATTTTTCCGTTAACATTAAAGGAACATTATTTAGCTCATTTACTATTATTTAAAATGTTTGACGAATTACCAGAAATAATGTTTGGGTTAAACCAAGTTATGAATCGGTACGGTAATTCAAACGATTATATCGGTCACAAACGCAAAATATATAAAATGATTTCAGAGAAAAATTCCGGATACGTTTCTTGTATAGATATAACAGATGGAACATATAAACGGGTACTGCAACATGAATTTAACGAAACTTCTAATTATATTGGTGTAAATACAGGCAAAAAATATCTCACCGACGACTATATTTGTGATTCGTGCAGTACAACCATTAAAGGTAAACTTAATTTTTCACAACATCAGAAATATTTTTGCGTTCATGGCGAGCGATTGCAACACCCGAACACTTTTAAATTGTCATGTTCGTTTTGTGGAATGTCAATGAACAAAACCCAAGTACTCGACCATGAACGCGCATGTAAAAAGAATCCTGATAGTACTCACCGAAAACACAATATGAAAAAATCGGTATGTAAATTTTGTGGACTTGACGGTCAATTAAACATAATAACTCGACATGAGAACTATTATTGTAAAAATAACAAAAACAAGAAAACGTGCAAATCACTCGAAATTATAAATTGTAAATACTGTAATAAAGAATTCACGTCAAAAGGAATACAACAACATGAACGCAAATGTAAACTTCAGGTCATTCATTAATGAAGCAAAAGAACAACTCGATATTTCTATTCAAGCTGCGGGAAAATACCTTACATCAGAAAAACGAATTACTGAATTCTTGGGAGCTAATGTTCATGTAACTCAAAAAACTGATGGCGTGAAATTAACTATCATTAAACAAGCAAATGATGGAAAATTATCTGATTACATTATTGCGTATAAAGGTAACATACTGTATTCTAAGGAATACAATTATCAGCCAGATACGAAAGTTAAGTCTGAATCAATTGGTGCATCACAGTTTAAATTAGTTCTAAAGCACTTCAGCCAGTTACCTAAAAACAACGTACCAATCGGCACTGAATTATTCATTGAGTACTTAATGAATAAACCAACATTGAGTTCTAATTATACAAAAACACACAAAATGGTTCTAATCGGTCATTCTAAATCATCGTATACTACGAAATTCGGCAAATTGAAAACATCTAATTCTGGGTTCAACATCGTTAATCGCGATTCGTATGCTAGCGAATTAAAAATTGATGTGCCAGTAGTATTATTTGATGGGGTTCTTGGTAATGAACAATCGTTTAGTGCTGGTATCAAACACAATGCTCTCAACAAAGAATTCACTACAGCAAAACGGTCAATGAATTGGAGAACACCTGAAATTCTGTTAGACGATATTCGTCAATTATTTTTGCGCATCGATTCGAAATATGGTGGAAAAGAAGAAGGCGTTGTGATTTCTTATGAAGATAAACTGTTAAAATTTCAACAAGATTATCAATTGGACCAGACCGCACGGTTGGCAATTAAGCTAAAATATCGCGAAACCAATCCGATTGTAGAAACCGCATATTGGGACAACGTTAAAGCAGTCGCAAGAGAATTAGCTGATAGTATTACTGTGAAAAGCCGTTCGCTTGATGACGTACTTGATGAATTGTCATTAGATTTGCGTAGGTACAAATTAACATTTGCGCATTCAAAGAAAACACCAGCAATCATCAAAGACGACATTCAATTAAACGCGAAAAATTTATTAATCAAATCAATGAAAGGCAATAATAACGCGTTGATTTTGGGCAAATTTAGAGTATTGACCAAAGACGGACACGTTAAAATGATCAAACGTGCATTAAAATTATATGATAACGTTGTAATTGATTTAGTTACCTCTAAAGACACAAAAGACACAAAAGAACTGCGTGAAAAGATGTTAAAGAAAACATTCCCAGGTACTGACATTATTCACAGTTCGAATGGCAACTTAATTCGAATTTTTGGCAAGTCACCAGTAAACATTAATGTTGTATATGCTGGGTCTGATAGAGTTCAATCCTATCGCGAACTGTTAAAGAAAATGGTTGGTACATCCGTTAAAGAAATGCCGCGTGTGGATACCGATATATCCGCATCTAAAGTTATCGAAAACATTAACGACGAAAAATATTTTAAAGCAAGTACACCAAAAGAAATACATTCGATGTACGAAGAAATCCGGAGCACTTATGCGTAATTTCAGAGATTATTTAAACATTTTAGGCGAAGCGAAAGGCAGTTCTGGTCCTAGATTTATTTTGGACTTCAAAGAAGCAACTAAGCAATACCCTAAAGATGTTATTGATGCACTAAAAAAAGCAAAAATTAACACGTCTACGTTTTATGGGAGCACTCCGAAGTATACACCGAATACAATGTATAATATTCAGGTTAAAACGGACGAGCTAAACATTAAAAAGATTGTCAACTACTTCAATGCTGACTACAAATCTGGGAAAGTAACGATTAAATTTGATAGTTGTACCATCCGGTTTATTAGTTCTAAAAAATCAGGGAATGCTGGATCGAATATCACAGCAGCTGATTGGGAAAAAGTTATTGTTGTTGCACACAACATGTTAGAATTTGATTCAACTAAAGAAGCCGCAATTAAAATGGGTCAAGTAAGTTGGGCAGAAAAATTGGATAACTTGTTAGATTTGGGTGGTTACGACATTGCTAAAAACTTGCACACGATTGATAATTCCAAGTTTGTTCATTACGGTTCAGGTTCCTCAAGATTGACATCAGAATGGGAACAATATTTTATTGATATGACTGGCAAACCAGCTAAATCAGCCACAAAAACACCAAAGACTGACTTTTATTCAAAAAATATCCACTATAGTCTTAAAAAGGAAGGTGGTTCTCAATTAATGTCTGGTGGTAAAGCTGAATCATTAGCCACTCTTGCATTTGCATTCGCTAATACTCCCGATTATGTTAAAAATGACGTGTTCCAGTCAGCATTTGACGAATTGACCGACGAAATTTCGGAATCATTTAAACGTTATACTAAGATCGGTACAATTAATGATATTAAGAAAGACATTAAGGCTGGCAAGAAATCAAAGTTAATTAACGATATTGATAAGCAAATCAGAAAGAATAATGAAATGAGTACAGCGTTACGCAAGCTGACTTCAAGTTCAGAGTTCAAATCTTCAATAGTTAAAGAAGCTATGACTGGGGATAATAAATTTTCGGATTACGATTCAAAAGCAGATTACTTGATGGTATTCAATGAAATCGGTGATAGCAAAGTTCAAAAAATTGATCCTGCATTCGTTTCAAATGTAGCAAACAAAACAAGATTCGATATCTCGTTTAAAGCATCTGATGGTGATGCTTGGGTAGCAATGAAAGGAGTAGTTAGAGAATCTCAAAGTGATTTGTTGAATGACTCGTTATTAGAAGAAACTTTTATCGAATGCCTCAACGAATATGAACTAAATGAAGGCATTTTAGATAAAGTTAAACTCATGGGAAACAAACTATTAAGTTTCGTAAAATCTTGGGTTAAGAAGATTATTGATAAAATCAAATCGAGCTTTACTGTTTTACTTAAAACATTTGGTCAAACAGCCAAGGCAGATATATCATATGAGTTTTAAATCGGGGTTTAGAGAGTACTTGCAAAACATTAAAGAAACTACGTCAGCGGGAGATGTTGCTTCCGTTGACACTTCACTATTTAGCGTTAAACGAAACTTCGATTATCTTAGTTCGTTTAATAAACAATATGATAAAAAACATTTGAAACCGATTAGTCAATGTGATGTCATTGAAGGAACAATGAGAACTTATTTTGTTGAAGATTTAGAAAACGAAGATCGCTGGTTCAGAAAACGTTTCGTATCAAAAGAACAAGCAGAAAATTACATCAAGCATGCTGTACCAAACATATCAGAAGAAGCCATGAATAGCTTGATTACGTGGGAACAAACCCGTTGACAAACTGATTATTTTAGTATATAATTGCCGTATTGAAACGTTGAAGGAGATTGATATGAACAAAGCACAAACTGAAATATTTAATAATTTGACCAACGCAGAGAAGCCGTTAAACACACGTCAAATTGAAATGTTGAATCAATTACACACGCAACAAGTACAAACTATTGATTCATTGGAAGCAGAAGTTCTTGAACTAAGATCTAGCTTACAAAACGAAATAGACGATTTGAAACAGATTTCAGATTATCAAAGAATCGCATGGTATGAATTGCGAAAATAAAGTAGTTGACCAAGCGTTTATTTAATATATAATTATCGTATTGAAACGTTAAAGGAGACACATTATGAGTGCATCAACAGATTTGGAAATTTTAATTTATACTGAAACATTCGAATTAGAAGCAATTACGGTCGAATGCGAATTCAGTGTATATGAAGGTCACGAAATTGAAGACCTTATGGCTGTAGAGTATAATAAATCAGAAGTTGCACAATTCTTTAAAGACATTAAAGAAGATGACGAAGATGGTAATGAACAATCCTTGGATGGTACGTACATTTGGGTTTATGAAGGAATCACATGGGAATTGTACGAAGATGGTACGCTTGGAGTTGTTGATTGGGACCCGGACGAAATTAAAGAAACTTTGACGAACCGAGTTGAATAGTATATAATTATCGTAGAACGGTGAAGGGTTTGATATGAAAAGATTAATAACGTTCTAATAACGTTCTTATTTACTGGCGATTTACATGTTTGTTCTTACGAAAAGCCATTTGAAACTGTAACGGTGGTGCCAGCCGGTGAAACTAAGCCTAGCAAAGTCATATACGTATGTCGGTGCTCGATTTGTGGGAACATTAAGAAAACAATAATTAAAGATTGAAGGAGTTTTAATATGAATGAAATGTGTCAAGTCCGTTGTTTTACTAACGAAGTCCGATATTCTTATGATGATTTCAAAAAATGGCGCAAAATTACGAATTCCTCGTTCAAGCAGACATTATAATGGTTTATTCGTTGAGTGAAGAACACATGGCGACATACACCAAAAATTCTCAAATCCTGTTTACTGATTGTTTAGATTTGTTCGGCAAATAACTGTAACACTGTAACACTGTAACACTGTAACTCTGTAACTTTCATGATGAAATTTAATTTAAAAACGAACAATACCGCAGCGGACATTACTTTGTAAATGATAGCACACAATATTAGGTTGAAACGATTCAAACAATCAGGTGTATATGGATTACGTCAAAACAATATATAGAACCTAGATTCGTCGAAGAAATATTAGGCGTAGTGACATTGAAACTGTTATAGCACTGTTGAAATCAAAATATCCAGAAAAATTCGTCTAATGAACCACCGGTTATCGTTGTGATCTTCCCAAGATGCGAAGAAACCAAGGAATCTGCAAATTAAATCACAAAGATGAATTAATATTCGTGTTTAATGACTCTTCATTATGAAGGTTGATTTTGTGTTATTAACACAGTAAAGCTTACGGTTTCCGGTCATTGTTTATAATACCCAAAAACGGACGTGTTTGTGATAGTTATATCAGCACGTTGTTACTGAAAATGAAATTCCTTTATAAATCAACAAGTTACAATAAATCTTTAAACGAACAAATGCTTTATAAATCAACAAGTTACAATAAATCGGCATTTGGCGAGTCAAAAATAACAAACAATATGACTTTCTATTTGAGAGACAACACTGAAGTGTATACCGGAGATTGATATGAAACAGATTATCTTGAAAAACGAATTGCGGGACCTTGTTTTAGCTGAAATCAGTACCGATGATTTGAATGAAAACTATGATTATTCTGGTATTACTGACATGTCTCAAATGTTCGAAAACAGTTCATCATTAAAATCTGTACCGTTATTCGATACATCAAAAGTAACTAATATGAATAAGATGTTTGAAAATTGTTCATCATTGGAATCTGCACCATTATTCTGTACATCAAATGTAACAGATATGCACAGGATGTTTGAAAATTGTTCATCATTGGAATCTGTGTCATTATTCTGTACATCAAAAGTAACTAATATGAGCCGGATGTTCAGTAATTGCAAATCATTAAAGTCTGTACCGCTTTTTGATACATCCAATGTAACCGACATGCGTGGTATGTTTAGAAATTGCACATCATTAGAATCTGTACCGTTATTCGATACATCAAATGTACCCAATATGCACCGGGCGTTCGAACTTTGTTCTTCGTTAGAAGCTGTACCATTATTCGATACATCAAAAGTAACTGGTATGGGCGGTATGTTTTATGGATGCAAATCATTAAGATCTGTACCCAAATTCGATACGAAGAACGTGACTAATATGCACCGGGCGTTCGAACTTTGTTCTTCATTAGAAAATATAGATGTTCACAATTTTAAAGATTATGATTTTTCTGTTTTGGATAACGATTATTTAAAAGAACAGTATCCAGAAGTATACATTTAAAGTTGTTGACAACTCGCTTTGTTTAGTATATAATTATCGTATTGAAACGTTGAAGGAGATTGATATGAAACAGGTTATTTTGAAAAGAGAATTACGCGAACTTATTTTGTCAGGAATCAGTACTAAGGATTTAAATGACAATTACGATTATTCACATGTTACTGATATGCGTTATTTACTAACTGGTGCGAAATTATTAAAAACCGTGCCTGAACTTGACACATCGAATGTTGTTTGTATGACCGGAATGTTTGAATTCTGTGAATCATTAACAGTCGTGCCAAAATTCGATACGTCGAAAGTGACTGATATGAGTGTTATGTTTTATGGTTGTCATGCATTAAAATCAGTACCATGTTTTGATACTTCAAAAGTTGACAATATGTCACGGATGTTTTGTGATTGCCAATCACTGGTCAATGTTCCAGAATTCTGTACTGTAAAAGTGAAAAACATGAGCAGCATGCTTTGTGGATGCTTGTCATTGGCAGTTCCTGAATTCAACATTCCTAACAACGCAGATACGTGGAATATGTTTAAACTTTCAAACGTTCAAATGAACCAAACTTCTCAATCAGCTTGAATTTACCAGGAGAAACCTCATGACAGAATTTATTAAATTCCCTAAGATTAGACAATACCGAGACGTCGTAAAACACGTTAAATCAACATGTGACTTTAAAGGTCTTGATGCAGCCGGCAAAGCCATTTATGAACACAATAAGGATTATCCTATTATCCGATTCAACGGTACTGTAAAACTCCATGGAACCAACGCTGCAATCGTTTTCGATGAAGATGGTAAAATTCATGTACAAAGCCGTTCTCGTATTATCACAGTTCAAAACGATAATGCTGGATTTGCCGCATTTGTTGCTGGATTGCCCAAGGAATTATTATCAGATTCTCTGAAAAATATTGCGGTGTTTGGCGAATACTGTGGAAAAGGAATCCAGAAAAATGTCGCAATTAACGAACTCGATAAAATGTTTGTTATTTTTGCTGTTAAAGATTTAAGTACCGGCAAATTCATCGATATTAAATCGTCATACGAAGAAGCAATTTCAAGCAACAGCAAATATTTTGATAAACTGAACGAACATAGCGTGTTTTATATCAATCAGTTCCCATCGTTTTCGATTGACATCGATTTTAATCGACCCGAACTTGCTCAACAAAAACTTGCAGAATATACCGAAATGGTTGAAAAGGAATGCCCAGTTGGCAAGTTCTTCAATGTGTCAGGAACCGGGGAAGGTATTGTTTGGCATAATGCAGAAGACACTTCAAGCGAATTCAAATTCAAAGTTAAAGGGCGTTTGCACAGTGTTTCAAAAGTTAAAACACTTGCTGCTGTAGATATTGAAAAAATCAATACCGTGCACGAATTCGTTGAAATGACTGTTACACAACAACGATTGGAACAAGGAATCGAAGTTCTCAAGGAACGCGGGTTACCAATTACAAGAAAAAGCACAGCAGATTATTTAAGATGGGTATACTCAGATATCCTTAGTGAAGAACTTGATGTTCTTACTGGTAATGGATTGTGTGCAAAAGATGTTGGTGGTGCTATTTCGAATGCAGCCCGACCTTTTTGGTTCCGGAAAACGGATGAAGTATGAGTAAAAAAAATACATGTACGATTAACAAAAGGTGTTCTTGAATCGTTAAGTGCACAGCGACTTAACAATGTAAGAAGTTGCGCAATGAGAGCAGTTCGCCTCGCAGATCCTTCAGAAGGTTGGTTTGGCGAATCATCATACACGATTCAAGAACACCAGAAATTCAAAGAGTCAATAGAGTACGCTACGATGGTTTGCGACATTTATTACTCGAAATTGAGAGTCATAAACAATCGAAACTGTTATAAAAACGCACAAACACGCATTAAAGGAAGGACAACAAATGACAATCATTAACTTACGCACTCGAGGTAAAACCACGATCGATTTGGACGATGTTGTGACTTTTAAAATTGTTCATGGCGGGAGATTTTGCAGGGCCGGCAACTGCCGCAAACCAGAAGCAACAGAAAGTTTATGTAAACGGATTTTAAATTTTTTTAATTCTGTGCCAAACAAATACAAGATTGTAACACATGACGAACTTTGTTGGCACAACCCAACACTGAACATTGTGCTGGTTCGCAACGGCGCAGAATATACTGAACAGGTGACCGCTGAAAGTAATTCTCAAATTGAAGCATACCACAAACAATTTGTAAAATCCCTCGCAACAAACCGAAATAAACCAATCACGTCAGTACGTTCAAATGATGAATCTTGCGATTCAGATGAACACTTTTAAAAATGTGGCCGTTATTTTATTTCGATGATTGATATAAATGTTGACAACTAGTTTAATTGGTATATAATTATCGTATTGAAACTAGTGCTTGAGGGACAAACGAATTTCGCTAGATTCAACCGTATCATTAGTTCATTTTAAATGAAATTTACTAGAAAACAATCTATTCTGGAGAACTTGAATGGCGTATTTAGGAAAAGCAAAACTTTTTGGTTATAAGAATCACGTGTACTGTGCTACTGGTGACGAAATCATTACAAACGATATGTTTTATGCAAATATTACTTCTGAGGCATTATCAACGGACATCGATTATTATGACACATTGTCAGAAGCGTTAAAACATTTAAACTTCGTTCAAACGAACGCCGTTGGTGATAAAGCAAATGAGCACCATGCAAGAACTTATTTCACGTTTCGTCCAGTTGGCGAAATTTAATCGTGTTATTCTACAAAGGTAAGTACATTAATTGGTCAGCTTTGATGATTGCGTGCGTGCTTATCACCGTCCTCGTATTTAATGAACTTATAGTATTCCCAAGATGTAAATCAGCAGGAGTATTAGAATACCAATACAAATTAGCAAACCAAGGTATTGGTAAGTTCCAATTGAATAAAAATGATGAATTGGAATTCGTATTTACGTGTGAATAGGATGATAACATGGCGGTTAACCCATTTTCTGACCCAGATTTTTAAAAAAAACACAAAAGCGATATTATGAAAGGCGCAACGATTTACACCGAAGAAATGTTTGTCGATGCTCACCTTGGCGGAGTACCGCTTGAAACAGTTAGAAAAATTCTTAAATCTCAGTTCCCTGAGAATTTCGTTTAAAAGGAGAGAACAATGAGAACAATGAAAACAATGAAAACAATGAAGACAATATTGTTATTTACAGCAATTACAACGGCAACAGTCATGACGGGTTCCAATCAAGCAGAAGCAGGAATGTTTAGTGCTTTGCGTTCGTCAGGTTGGGACACGAAAACCACAGAACACTATAAGTTGAATGTGATGAATTTCGACGTTCGTGTATATGAATTCACACCAAAGCATAATAAAGATGTACGATGTGTATTTGTTGCAGGTAACGAAAATTCTTCAGGCGTCGCTTGTTACAATATTAAAACAAAGGGAAAATGAAATTTAAACTAAAGTACATAGTGTTCGCAGTTATGTTGTGTTTGCCACTGACTACGGTACCAGTAAACGCGGTTGCAGATATAACATTGAACACAATTTCGTCAGATTTTAGTGATTTGTCACAAACAGATAAACTTAAAATCTTGAAAGCAATCAATGAAGCCAAACAAAATACGCACACGGACCCGCTTATTAATGCGACAGATGTAAAATCATGGGTAGGAACAGGCACAATCATAGGTACAGAATTGGCGGGTTTAGCAAAAGCAGTAGGCACGCCAATGATGAAGTTTATCGAATCACCGGTTGGTACCATCGCAACCGTAATTCTTGTCGTGAAACTGATGGGCGATGAATTTTCAACAATCATCGGTTCTGCTCTAATCTTTTTTGGTGTATTTCCGGTATGGGTGTATTTCTTTCGAAAAATGTGTTATTAAATCGACCGGTGTTCGAGAAAACTATTAAACATTACGATGATGATGAAGTTGACGGCGCAAGATTCGTTATGTTATTAGTGTTCTGTGCGTTGTTCGCTGTTTGGGCAGCCATAACATTCTAAGTTCAGAAAATTTTAAATTGATGCTTTAAATAAATATATCAAACAGGAGATATTATATGACAGACAAAATGCTACGGGTTATTAAACTCGTGAATGGAGAAACTATTTTCGGAGAATGCGAAACCGTGTATACAGAAAATGCGGCTGAAGTGTTAATTAAAACGCCGTTCTGCGCAAAACCAGCTGGAATCATGCCGTATATGGCTGATATTATGGCATCTGCGCCGGGTGCAATCCAAATTCACCCAATGAATATCTTGTGGACAGTGCCACTTGACGAATTCCCGCAGGTACTCGAAAAATATAAAGCTGCAACTTCAGTACTGGTCCAACCAAAATCAGGCATCATTTTATAGTATGTCTGAACAATTAAACATTCAATTACCAAAAGGTGATGTCCCAAACGCGAATAACGTTATATATTCAACAGATACGCTCAAATCATTAGTCGACGATTTTAATGAAAACAAATCTCCAATGATGTGTACATTATATGAATCAGACATCGAAAAGACCAAAAAGGAACCATCGAAGATTTCGCATACTGTGTCAGAACTTCAAATAAATGATGGTCAAATGACTGCAACCGTTACAATTCATGATACACAAGCAGGTGAGTCGTTACGAACCATGTTAGATTCCGATGTGTGTACATTCGGTGTATCAACGCTATCGAGAATGACAGGCACTGAGAAATACCAAATTGCAACGAATTCGGTTGTTAATAACATTGGTGTCGTTAAAGCATAAATAAGGTTATTAAATAGGAGAACAACATGAGTTTCAAAAACTTTTTAAAAGAAAATCTGTGAATACACATTGCGTATTTTGAATTAATTGTTTCTGAACGGAAAAAACCCAGGTTAGCTTATGTTAACCTGGGTTTTTTGTGTTTTAACTGTGCGGTATTTTAAATTAATCGTTAATCTCTATATAGAACAATTCAGAATAAGTAGTTAAATAAATTTCATGAATATGCTCAACGATTAATTCAAAATAATTTAAACCGTTAATCTCTATATAAAACAATTCAGAATAAGTAGTTAAATAAATTTCAAGAACTTCATCAACGATTAATTCAAAATAATTTAAATCGTTAATCTCTATATAAAACAATTCAGAATAAGTAGTTAAATAAATTTCAAGAACTTCGTCAACGATTAATTCAAAATAATTTAAATCGTTAATCTCTATATAGAACAATTAGGTTAAATAAATTTCATGAACTTCATCAACGATTAATTCAAAATAATCTAAATCGTTAATCTCTATATAGAACAATTAGGTTAAATAAATTTCATGAACTTCATCAACGATTAATTCAAAATAATTTAAATCGTTGAATTCTATATAGAACAATTAGGTTAAATAAATTTCATGAAGTACTTTAATCGCGTCAACAATTAATTCAAAATAATTTAAATCGTTAATCTCTATATAGAACAATTAGGTTAAATAAATTTCAAGAAGTACTGTAATCAACGGTTAATTCAAAATAATCTAAATCGTTGAATTCTATATAGAACAATTCAGAATAAGCGAGTTAATTAGGTTAAATAAATTTCATGAACTTCATCAACGATTAATTCAAAATAATCTAAATCGTTGAATTCTATATAGAACAATTCAAAATAAGCGAGTTAATTAGGTTAAATAAATTTCATGAACTTCGTCACGATTAATTCAAAATAATTTAAATCGTTGAATTCTATATAGAACAATTCAGAATAAGCGAGTTAATTAGGTTAAATAAATTTCATGAACTTCGTCACGATTAATTCAAAATAATCTAAATCGTTGAATTCTATAAACAATACGATTAAACCGGTCATGAAATTAAAACCATTCATTAAAATAATATAAATAACTTATGGTATTACTAATGCCAAAATTTGACCGAAATGTCATTAAAACTAATTTTATTGATTCCACGTATTGCCGGAATGGTTCGTCCTGCCGGATTTCACAATCTTACGATGGTGAATATATTACAATGGTTTTGCTGAATTAAAAGAACGAAGTTTTTTTAAACCTCATCATGTAAATCAAATAGGAGTATGAAATGGCTGAAATGTTAAGCCCAGGTGTATTTGTCACCGAAATTAACGCATCTACAATTGTACCAACCGTGTCTTCAAGCGTTGGTGTATTTGGTGGTGATTTTGTAAAAGGCCCAGTTGGAGCGTACACGCTCATTACAACTGTCGCTGAGTTGATTAACTTTTATGGTAATCCAACAAACTTCAATTATAATGACTTCTATCAAGCATATAATTTCTTAAACTATGGTAATAAATTACTAGTTGCACGCGCAGCTAACTCAAACGGTCTTGCAACGCCAGCAGTTGCTGGAGTCGTTCCTGTTGTAGTAGGAGCAACGGCAGCAGCAGTTGGTTCAATCGCTGCTATCGCGGTAACGAATTCTACAGTGTTTACAGCAAATGTTACAGCAGTTGCATTCGAAACGACCGTTGGTGCTGGTGCGGACATGAATAATGTATACCGCGTAAGTGCTTCTGCTGTTGGAACAATCACATTGAGTTCTCCTGTGAGTGTTGCTATCCCAGCAGGCGCAAAAATTTATACAGTTCAACGAGTTATGAACTCATTGGTCGAAGCTGTTAGTTCTGGTTTAGCTATTACTCCAACATTGTTGTTTGCAAATAATATGTTGGTGGAAAACGATTCAGATTATCTCGCCAAAGAATTATCAATTGCGTTTAGTTCAGCAACATCTAAATTGAAATTGATTGCTCGTAACCCTGGTGCATGGGCAAACAACATCGAAACAGCAATCGCTACACCGACTGCGTTCGGATTAACAGTTCCAACCGAAGCTTTTCCTGGTATTCCATTGGACGGGTTGTTTGAATATGCGCCAATCGGTACTGAAGTCGGCGTGATCATCCGCGAAAATGGCGTAATTGTGGAAACGTGGATTGGTGATTTTAATATCAATGCAAAAGACCACAATAATAAATCGAAATACATCGAAGATGTTATTAATTCATTGTCTCAGTACGTGTACTGCAAAGATAATACCGCTAATGCTACAACCATTCAAGATTATGTCGCTGTTATGGGTGCTAATGATACTGTGGTTGGTGGCGCTGTTACCGTTACAGCTGCTGTAAATGCTGCTGCTTTGGTAGCGACCAATCCTGGCGTCATGGTAATGTCACAAGGCACAGATTCACCAATTCAAACAGATGATTTGCTTTTGGCATACGACTTGTTTTCTAATAAAGAACAGTTGGATATTGATATTGTTATTGCAAATGAACTAGATGCTGGTGTTTCAGCAACGAACTTGTGCACAACACGCTCAGATTGCATCGGATTCATTGGTGCTAATTATGGCGATGTCGTTGGACAAAAAGCAGCAATCGCTGTGGGTAACTTGATTAATTGGCGTAAAAACGGCTCAGCTAACATGAATAATATGTTCTTGGTCGCTTGTGCAAATTACAAATACCAATACGATAAAC